CGCCGTCCAAAAGCTCATACGCGGCCCCACTTAATGTCTTTTGTCATTAAGCCTGAAAACGCCATGCCTTTATCGCCAGAGAAATACATTTGTTGGCTGCTGTCGTTGGTTTTACGGCCAGCTTTTAACTCAAAATCCGCCCAATGACTTGCCACTGTTAAATCAATCTCACTGGAATCATCACCATCAGTAATGGAAAAATGAGAAATGCGTCCATCGTAAATAAGAATCGGGTCGCCAATGATCGCGCCAACACTATCAAGCACCACACGTTTGATAGTGACTTGCCGATCAATGTAATTACCGCTTAACAATGTCGCAATTTGCGCTTGCTGCACCCCTGATAATTTCAGCGACACACTGCCTACGCGAATCTCTGACGTTTCATTTATCGCCGCAATGCCCAACAAGTGACCGCCTGCCTCGTAGGTGATCGAACTGTGCGAAATATCGTGGGCGTGGTCGGTTAAATAGACAGCCGTAGCAAAGTCAATTTTAACCAAGTGCGCCATTTCAAAAGCATTTTTAGCAAGCTCGGCAATAACGCTAGAATGAACCGCCCTACTCATAGCGCCTCCACCACATCAACCTCATACGCGAATAGTTGATTGCCGCTTAATTTATACGACTGTAAATCGTTGGTTAAACGCACTGTAAATGGCACATTGTTATAGATCAATGCCTCAGAACCAGCCACCGCTTCAACTAAGGCTGGCTCAATGGCAATAGCCCCTGCACCGCTTCGATCTGCCGTGAGCATATACACTTTGCTATGGCTTGCGAATTTAACAAAATCCCCCGCTTTTAATGTACCTGTCAGGCCGCTAATAGTGACGCTGGTGGCCCCTTTGCTTGCACTGGTGCAAAGTGCTGTTCCTGTGCCTGTTCCGCTTGTTGAGCTAACCACAGGCGGCGTGATGGTGAATGTGCCATGCTTGCCCTGTTGGGCCACAACAAACGCCCACACAGGTTGAAATTCCGCTTGTGTCATGGGTGGATAAGTCGCAGTAAACGACCATTTTTGCCCACCAATCTTGCGGCTTTGCTGCCTGCCCGAAACTGTTTCAGAAAACAGCGTGGGGCTTTGGCTAGTCATGTTGACCGCATTGAATACTGGGCTGGTTGGATAACTCATGCGAAAGCCCTCTGCCCATGGTCATTCATGGCTTGGTTGACCATGCCGATAATTTGACCACGGCGCTGCTGCAATAGCTGGTCAAAGCCGCGTGTGTCGTTAGCTTGAATATTAAAGGTGATGTTATTGCCGCCCATCTGATCGTTGGGAACCACGTTTGCGGCTTGGTTAGGTACGATCAACTCAGGGCCGCGCTCACCCACAATATAGGGCTGGCCTGCGGTTATTGGGCCACCTTTTTCACGGAAGCTAGTTGAGCGTAGCATTTGCACGTTAGCCACACCCTGCGCCAGTGCCACGGCTGCTAGGCCATAATTTAGTGGAGGCGGGGCTGAGGCCATGGCGGTTGAGACGGCTTTATAGGTGTCGATCAATGCGTCTTTAATAGCAAACGATTTATGCAGATCAAAGGCCCACTTGTACTGACCGCTTAATGCGCTAACGGTCTTTTTTCCTGATTCTTGAAGCGTATCAATATCGCCTGCCGCCGCCGCTTTTTGCATGGCGCTTTGCTTGGCTAGGTATTGATGGGTCAGCTCCATCATGCGGCGCTGATGATCAATCTTTTTACCTTCGGCCATTGCTTGATAGCCATCCTGCAAATCAATTAATTGGCTGTTGGTCATGGCTGTCAGGTCAACCAATGTGGTGTCTGTGTTGCCTAACGTTTTATCATCGTTGGAGATAGCGCCAATGCCTGCCTTTAACGCATCAATCTGATCTAGCGAGCCTTGAAAGTCGAATAGTGCGATAGGCTCAAACTGTGAGGCGTACTCACCTAAAGCCACTTGCTCTTTAAGATTAGCTACTGCGGCCTTAGCTCCAGCAAGCAACTCTTTTCGGTTTTTAATACTGGTGTGTTCGGCAGCGGCTAGACTTATAACCCTTTTTTCCTGAATCGCTAGTTGTTCATTAATCTTACTGAGAGTGGGTAATGCGCTGGGCAATAAATCTAATAATGCCTGTACTGCTTGGCCTGCTTTATTTGCAACAGCAATCACAGAGTTAAGCATTGAGGCTGTTACTGTAACAACCGCTTTGCCTGCATTAAGAAACGAAACAGCGACACTTTTTGCAAACTCTTTAGGGCCACCCGCCGCTTGAATTGACGCTTCCATCCATTCGCGCAGCTTAACTGTGACCGCTTCGATTGTTGGCGCTAGCTCACCAACGGCTCTATTAAATACGTTGGCTATATAACTGCCTAAAGTGCCTATGGCATCGTTGGCCTTTTCAACGCCTTTCACTAAGCCACGACTAAGCCGTAAGCCTAAGCGTTCTGCTTCCTGCTCCGTTTCGATCAATGCAGCACTACCGCCCTTGAGGGTGTTCACGAGGGCCACACCTTCCGTATCAAATAAGCGCATGGCTAAACGAACTTTCTCGCCTTGCCCCGCGACACCTTCCATGGCATCGGCAATGGCTCGGAATTGTTCATCAGGAGCCATGGCGTTTAATGCCTTAGCACTTAATCCAAGCTCAATTAATGCGTCTTTAGCCTCACCTGATCCGCTAGCAGCCTCAGAGACACGCCTCACCATGCGCTGTAAGCCCATATCGAGTGTAGTGGTAGCAACGCCTGTCAGTTCTGCTGCGTGGCGTAGGCCACCTAATTCGGCGGTTCCTATACCAATTTTGTCGGCCATCTTGCCGAGCGCATCGGTAGCGTTAAGGGATTTTTTGACAAGAAAGCCAAAGCCAGCCACACCCACCGCAACAAGGGCAGATTGCATCGAAAACGCCACCCTCTTAATGGCATTTAAGCCCATCGTCACGGCTCTGAAAGAGCGCTTGGTCTTATCGACCGCTTTAATGACTATATTGACTTTTTCACTTGCCATTCTTTAACTCCAAATAAGCTGCCCACAAGATGATCTCGTCTGTGGATAAGACCATAATTTCCTCCAACGTCTTGTGGAGGTGTTCCGCTAATACCATAGCGAATCTTAAATCATGATCCTGTTTTAGTTTTTTATTGCATCCTCAACACTCGGTTCATCATCGCTCATCTCGGTCACAATTCGGCTTACAATGTCAGGGTCAATGGTGGTCAGCATTTCCGTCATGTGGGCGCGTTTGAATAGCTTTTTGCCGTCCTCGTTCATCGCCTTTAAAATCAGCGTCATAATGACCGCTTCGGCAGGCTTATTGTCGCCATGGAGCTTTAGCACTTCGCCCTGATCTTTGAAATTCATGCTGGCTTTGAAATAAATTTTCGTACCCCACTCAGGTACTTCAACAAATTGAAGCTCACTCGACATTCGATCACGAAAATGAACTTTTGCTGCGTCTAAAATTGCACTCATAATAATTCCCCAATTAGTAATCCCCCGATTAAATTAACGGCAAGCGCATCGGGGAAAACGCCTTTTCAGGCCGAAGCCCTAGCCGTTAAACTTTTACGCAACAGTCGATTCAGCTAACACGCCTGAACCAGTAAAGGAAAAGCTGGCCTCAACTGTTCCTTCTGTTGATAAGCTGGTTGAGATTTCAGAAACCAAAATAGTGCCAGTGCGGTACTTATCTCCCGTTGACGAACCCTCTGGGTAGAAATGCACTTGAACTTCTGAACCCACAGATAAAGCGTTTTGTGCGGAATCGTCATTATCCCAAAACGCTTCGGCAGAACCAGAAAAGGAGGTAGCGCCAGCAGCAAAGGTTTTGGCTGAATCGTTTAAAGTGGTGGTTTCACGCGTTCCAGCCGTTTCACTGAAACTGAACGATTTCAATTCGCCCAAAGTATCAGAACCGACTTTAATTAAACCCTGTGATGCATTATGAGTTGCCATTATCGGCCTCCGTTATAGTTACTTTCTTTGGTTTTGCGGCAGTTGGTTTTTTATCCAACCAGCCGCGATGTTTCATTGTGTCAATCTGTGACGGGTGAACAATCACTGACGACTTGCCCTTATACATTTTCATTACAATTCCCCTCTCATATATTGGTAACGAACCTGAGCGGTTATGGTGATGCCGCCAATGGGATCAATGGCCCCTTGATCGGTATCTACTGCAAGAATCTGAGTATCTTTGGCGTAACCGCCGCGAGTGCGATCAACGTCAAGCGCGTTCTCGATTCCTTCGATCAGTTCGTTTCGTTCTGTATCAATATTGGCCCCTTTCACAAAGCCCACAATGCGATAATTAATGGTGGATTCACGCGTTCCACCGAGCGTTATATCCTCTCGCGTTTCTTCTGCACTCTGCACCCAAACTGCGGGGAATTGCGCATTCGATAGCCGCTCATAATCAAACGGATCGCGGGTGATCTTTTTCAGTATTGGGCTAGTCATTGAACCTAGCGTGGTGACAATATTGGCTGCAATGCTCTCACGCGTACTCATTGGAAAAACTCCCGCTTGAACACTAGACGAACACTGTCCCTTTCCTTACGGGTCAAGCCGAACCATGGGCGAATCTTATGATTCCCATGAGCCTTTTTTGCCTCTTCCCTGCTAGTGAAAGAAATCACCGCTTCACGGCTGGTGTTTTTACTCACTTTCATTGCAGCCCACATATCGCCAGTGACATTCAAATCAACACGCGAAGTCTGAAAGTTGTTAGCCCTCCTGTATTTCGCGTACTCTTTTGAGTAGGGGGTGAAGCGCCCTTTCAAGCCCTCACCCTTTTTATTGCGATCAAGGATAATATTAATACCGTGACTCGCTGATTTGCCTAGCGCGGTTTTGACTTTCCGTGGCTGCTCTTTGATCATCTTCTTTAACAAGAAATCCAGCCGCTTACTTTCAACCACTACGCGAGTGCCAATCATCGAACTAAACGCCCTGACTGTGTTTGAATAGCCTCTGATGCGCTGATCACGCTATCACTGTCGAAGTCATACTCAACACCATCAAGTAGCACCTCGTCCCATTCTTCCTCATAGCGTTTCTTGTAGAAGGTAATCATTTTATAAAAACGATCCCCATCATCCCAAGTCGCCAGCTTAGGCAGTGCGTGTTTCCACAACACTAGATAAGCGGCTGCTTTAGTGAATTGAGACTCAGTGAGTAAGGTGGCATTTAGCTCACCTGACCGACCCGTATTGGGCCACCAATCTCGGCGCAATCTGCGCTCAAGATCAGCCTTGGCCTTGGGGTGTTCACTCGCAAACGAGTCAAGTCCAAGGTCAAGAATGTCAGGTAGAATGGCCGACAAATCACTGTCAGCACTCATAGCCATGAGCTACTCCTTACAGGGCAGCGTCAAAGGTTAGGCTCACACCATGCGAGTCAACCAATTCGCCCACACCATACGCGGCGGTAGCGTTCAGTTCCCAACCACGGATAGAGGCGTCACGCTGCGGTTCAATTTTTACGTCCCATTTAACCGCTAGGCCGAGGGCTTGAGGCACGAAGATTGCGCCAACCGCATCATCAGAACCGTCAACAGCAACGTTAGCTGATTCGTAGATATTAATGCCTGCCAATGTGCCGACATAACCAGATCGCATTGCTTCGTTCTGCAAGTCGCCGCCGTTAGGGTTAGCGAAGCTGTTAGTCATGTTGGCCTTTAGCTGGTACGCCTGATATGGGTGGATTACCGCAGAGGCTTGACCGTTAGCGTTATTAGCGCGTAACGTTGCAGCCGCTTTAAAGAAGTCAGCAGCCGTCAACTCAGAGCCAGCAGCACCAAAGCCTGTGGAGAAACCAGAGAACAAGCCGATCAAATCGGTGTCCATCTTCTTGGCTACGGCTTCGCCTAAAATACGGCCTAAGTCGCCAGCCACATC